TTCAGCCTGCGCTACTGCCCAAGCTATCACACAAACTGAAGTGATCCGTGATCCCGACAGTTTTGGTGACATCGTTAGAGGTCTTCACGTCTATGGCGCTGATGTACTTCGTAGCGAAGCTTTGGTATCAGCTTTCTATGCGATTGACTAATCGTTAATTCGAGCAATAAAACGGTGTGAGGGAAGGAAATTCTATAATATTCTCCTTCCCCATACTTAAAAAAAAAGGAAATAAAATGAGTAAAAAAGTAACAGGAACAGTTGTAAAAGCTGTATCAGGCGGAACCTCTTCTGCAAGTGCAAGTAAAACTAAAACAGCAGCGAGTCCTACAACGGCAAAAGGTAAAAAAGTAATAGGTGGTCCTTTTGGATTATTTAGATTAAGTTTTAAAGATGGTGGATCAGTACAAAAACCTAATTAAAAGGAAAAAAACAAATGCCACAAGTAGGAACAGATTCAAGACCTGTCATCTTAAAGAATAAGAAGAGAGGCAATCGAAAACTTGGTATATCAGCTAAGTTTTATAATAAAAAAGACAAACAACTATATTCCGAAGGTTGGGATAGAATTTTCGGCAATAAGAAAGATTTTAGTAGGAAAAAAATATAATGGCAACGACCTATTTACAATTATCAAACGAATTATTAAGAGAATCAAATGAAGTAGTATTAACCTCTAGTAATTTTTCAAGTGCTGTAGGAATACAAGCACATGTTAAAGACTGTATAAATAGAGCTTATAATGATATTGTAAGTGCAGAGCCTCGTTGGACATTCTTATCAACAGGAGAAAGCGGATCAACAGATCCGTTTTATGGTAATGTCTATGTGGAAACTGTTGCAGGAACTCGTTGGTACGAGCTAAAAGCTGCTTCTAGTGCAGTAACTACAGACTACGGAGCAATTAATTGGGATGATTTTTACTTAACAACTATAGGTGTTAGTGGAGCATCTGCTCCTTATGATAGTAAAAACCTTACTTTCAGATCACTTGAAGATTGGAAAGACTTCCGTAGAGAAGCGGAGAACGTAGATGATGCTGATTCACAAACATGGGGAAAGCCTAATGTTGTATTCAGAAGTACAGATGGAAGAAAGTTTGGAGTAAGTCCAATACCAGATAAAGTTTATAGAGTGTGGTTTTTTGCGTGGGATTTACCTACAGCTTTAAGCGCACATGGAGATGCAATAGTATTTCCAGATATGTATGTTCCTGTATTAATAGCAAGAGCTAGATATTATATGCATCAATTTAAAGATAATCCACAAGCTTCGGCTTTTGCATTAGATGACTATAATAAAGGATTAAGAAAAATGAGATCTAATCTTTTAGATCCTGTACCTAGCTATATGCACGATGATAGAGTAAGGTCAGTTTAATGGCTCAATCACAACCATTTGCATTAGCTTGTCAAGGTGGCTTAAATAAAGTTTCAAGTCAGCTAGAGCTACTGCGTGTTCCAGGAGAAGCTTTAAAACTACAAAACTTTGAAGTTTCTACAACAGGTGGTTATAGAAGGATTAGTGGATATACTCAATTCGGAGACGGAACAAGACCGAATAGTTCAAACGCTATATTAGGACTTAATGTATATGCAGACGGAGTAATAGCTTGCTCAGGAACAAATATATACTTTAGCCAAGACGGAGATAGTTGGCTACAATTAAATAAAGCAAGTGTTTCAGGTAGCGGAGATAACTACAGTACTTTTGGAGGTCGTAGTGCAGCAGCAAGAACTTCACAAGGTCAAGCAGATTTTACAGTTTACGAAGGTGATACTGTTTATGGTGAATTAATCATAACTGATAGAGGTTCTGCTACTAAACCTTTCTATTTTAAGATGACTGGTACTGGGGATTTAGATACTAGAACATTTTTTGCTAAAGAAATTACAGTAAGCGGAACACATTATCCCAAATATTGTGTAATACATGATAAGCATTTAGTTGTAGGAGGAGCAGAGACAGCACCAAATACTATATTTTATAGTGGAACAAGTGACATAGATGATTTTACAACGACAGGTTCAGGAAGTATTGTATTAGACGATCAAGTAGTTGGCTTAAAGTCTTTTCGAGATGACTTAATAATATTTTGTAGAAACAGTATCTACAGATTAGTAAATATAAATGATGATCAAACAATTGCAGTAGAGCCTCTTACTAAGAATATCGGTTGTTTAGATGGTGCAAGTATTCAAGAAGTAGGTGGACAATTACTCTTCTTAGCACCAGACGGAATAAGAACAGTAGCAGGAACGGCAAGAATTGGTGATATAGAACTTGGTTCATTAAGTAGAAAGATAGTACCAATCTTTACTGATATAGCGGCTGATATAGGAAATTTAAAAATAAACAGCGCAGTTATCAGAAAAAAATCTCAATATAGATTATTTTATGGTAATGTTGGTACAGATACATCAGCCTCTTATGGCGTTGTAGGAACATTAAGAGTAGATCCAAATGGCGGAAGTAGGTTTGAGTGGGCAGAATTAGTAGGAATGCAGGCTAGTCAAGCTTTTACATCTGGATTTAACTATGATAATATAGAAAGAGTATATCATGGAGACTATGCAGGATATGTATATAACCACGATACAGGAGATTCTTTTAATCCAGCAGGAGTAGAAACTGCTGTAGATGCAGAATATGAGACACCTGATTCAGATTTTGGAGACTTAGGAACACTAAAGACTTTAAAATATGTAAAAATATCAGTAACTCCCGAAGGCTCAGTACAACCATATTTAAGAGTTAGGTATGATTATGAAGATACATCTGTACCACAACCTGATGCTTATTTATTAGACACTATACCTAGTCCTGCTATATTTGGAGAAGGACTATTAGGCACTAGTGTTTTTGGAGCAGGAGATTCACCTATGGTGAGACAAGCAATTCAAGGAAGTGGAAACACAGCAAAATTTAGATTATACAGTAACGATACAAAAGGACCATACACCATTAATGGTCTATATATAGATTATCAACCATCAGGCAGGAGATAAAATGGCATACACATATACAAGACAAAGTTCATTCACAGATGGCGATACTATTACAGCAGCTATCTTTAATGATGAATATAACCAATTAGTAAATGCTTTTGCATATACTACTGTAGCAGGAACTACAGGACATAGGCATGATGGATCTACAGCACAAGGCGGTAGTATTCATACTATTGGTGATTTAGACTTTTTAAATAAGATTGTTGCAGATAGCACAAATAATCGTTGGGGAGTATTTGTAGAAGTTGGCGGAGCAGCAGTAGAACAAATAAGAATACAAGACGGAGCTATTGTTCCAGTAACAGATAACGATATAGACTTAGGAACAAGTGTATTAGAATTTAAAAATGCTTACTTTGATGGTACAGTAACATCAGATGCCTTTGCAGGCCCACTAACAGGAGACGTTACTGGTACAGCAGACTTAGCAACTAGTATAACAGTTAGTGCAAATAATAGCACAGATGAAACTACATATCCTTTATTCGTTGACGGAGCTACTGGAACGCAAGGTGCTGAATCTGATACAGGATTTACTTATAATCCTTCTAGTGGTTTATTAACCATTGGAGGAGAGTTAGATGCAGCTTCTTTAGATATTTCAGGTAGTGCAGATATTGATGGTACAATGGAAGCAGATGCTTATACTGTAGATGGAACTGCACTAAACGAATATATTGCAGATACTGTGGGTGCTATGGTATCTTCAAATACAGAGACAAATATTACTGTTACTTATGAAGATGGAGATAACACTTTAGACTTTGTAATTGGTACATTAAACCAAGATACTACAGGAACTGCTGATAATATAACTGTTAGTGCCAATAATTCTACAGACGAAACTGTATATCCAATATTCGTAGACGGAGCGACAGGTTCTCAAGGTGCTGAAAGTGATACAGGATTAACTTATAATCCTAGTTCTGGTAATTTGACAATAGGTGGTGCGCTTACTTCTGCTACTTTAGATATAAGCGGTAACGCAGATATAGACGGAACACTTGAAGCTGATGCTTATACTGTAGATGGAACTACACTATCTGAATATATTGCTGATACTGTTGGAGCTATGGTAACAAGTAATACAGAGACAAACATTACTGTTACGTACCAAGATGCAGATAATACATTAGATTTCGTTGCATTAGGAACAATAACAGCATTAAATAATGCTACAGAAAACGAACTAGTTACTATAGGAAGCACTACTACTGAACTAGATGCTGAGTCAGGATTAACTTATGACGGCAGTACTTTAGTAGTAACAGGAGATATAGATCTTTCAGGCGATATAGATGTTGACGGCACAATGGAAGCTGATGCTATTACATTAGGCGGTGTAACATTAGCCGAAACGATAGCAGATACAGTCGGTGCGATGGTATCAAGTAATACCGAGACAAATATTACAGTTACATACGAAGACGGAGACAATACGCTAGACTTTGTAATTGGTACACTTAACCAAGACACTACAGGAACAGCAGACTTATTCACAGCTTCTGCTAATAACAGCGCTGACGAAACAGTATACCCTGTGTTTGTTGACGGAGCTACAGGTAGTCAAGGAGCAGAAACTGATACAGGCTTGACATATAATCCTTCAACAGGTGTCATAACTGCAACTCAATTTACAGGAGCAGTAGTAGGTAACGTAACTGGTAATGCTAGTGGAACGGCAGCTACTGTAACAGGAGCAGCTCAATCCGCAATAACTTCATTAGGTACATTAACAACACTTACTGTTGATAATGTTATAATAAACAGCACAACCATAGGACATACAAGTGATACAGATCTTATTACACTTGCAGATGGTGTAGTTACTGTAGCTGGTGAATTAGATGCTACAACATTAGACATTAGTGGAGATGCTGACATTGATGGAACTTTAGAAGCTGATGCAATCACGATAGACGGTGTAACACTTTCAGAAACTATAGCTGACACAGTAGGAGCGATGGTTACATCTAATACTGAAACAGATATTACAGTAACATACGATGATGCAGATAATACACTCGATTTCGTTGTAGGAAATATATCAGGAACAGCAGGATTAGCAACAAGTATAACAGCTTCAGCAAACAATTCAACAGATGAAACTGTATACCCAACTTTTGTAGATGGCGCAACAGGAACACAAGGAATAGAAACAGATACTGGATTAACATATAATCCAAGTACAGGTGTAATAACAGCTACACAGTTTACAGGAGCAGTAGTAGGTAATGTTACAGGAAATGCATCAGGTACAGCAGCAACTGTAACAGGAGGAACACAAGCTTCTATTACATCAGCAGCTAATTTAGTTACTGTAGGAACAATAGGAACAGGTGTATGGCAAGGTACAGCGATAGCAGGTGGATATATAGCTAATGATGCTATTGACTCACAACATTATACAGACGGAAGTATAGATAATGCACATATTGCTGATGATGCTATAGATAGTGAACATTATGCAGATGGTAGTATTGATAATGCTCATTTAGCTGACGATGCTGTAGATACAGATGAAATAGCAGACAACGCAGTAACACTAGCTAAGATGGCTGGACTTGCTCGTGGTAAAGTTATATATGGAGATTCAAGTGGAAATCCAGCAGCTTTAGCTTTAGGAACAAGTGGATATGTATTAAAATCAGACGGAACAGACATAGCTTGGGCAGCAGATGCAGGACTAAGTACAGAAGAAGTACAAGATATTGCAGGTGGAATGTTTACAAGTAATACCGAATCAGGTATTACTGTTACATATCAGGATGGAGACGGAACAGTCGATTTCACAGTTGGTACACTTAACCAAGATACAACTGGTACTGCCGATAACATTACAATTACCGCTAATGATAGTACAGACGAGACTGTATACCCTATCTTTGTAGACGGAGCAACAGGTTCGCAAGGTGCTGAGTCAGACACAGGATTAACTTATAATCCTAGTACAGGAGTATTAACAACTACTTCTGTTACAGGTAATTTAACAGGTAATGTAACGGGAAATGCTTCTGGAACTGCAGCAACAGTTACAAGTGCAACACAAGCAGCTATTACAACATTAGCTAATCTCACTACATCAGGTGCATTAAACTCTGGTTCAATTACTTCTGGATTTGGTACTATTGATACAGGCTCATCAGCAATTACAACAACAGGATTAATTAGTGGTGGTTCATTAGATATTGATGATGTTCTAATTAATGGAACAACAATAG